AGCGCCGTTCAGGCAGCAGGCTAAATCTATCGCGTGGAAATATCTCAAGGATGCGGTCGAGGGCATAGCGACTGAGGTGCGCGAGTCTGACCTACAGGTCACGCTACCGAACCAAGCAACGATCACCTTGCTAGGCTCTGACAACCCAGACGCTATTCGTGGTATGTACATGGACGGTGTTGTATTGGACGAGTTTGCCGACGCTAGGCCGTCGCTATGGCAGGAGGTTGTGCTACCGACTCTGACCGATAGGAAAGGATGGGCTATCATTATCGGGACACCGAAAGGGCGCGGTAACAAGTTCTACGATTTTTACGAACTGTCTAAACGCGACAAGGATTGGTTTCACGCCGACATAAAAGCCTCTGAGTCGGGTGTGATACCTCAAGAAGAGCTTGAGAAGTTAACGAACGACACCGACACCGGCATGATGTCGAGGTCACAATATGAGCAAGAGTACGAAAACTCGTTCACAGCGGCCTTACTTGGCACATACTATTCGACGATCATCAACAAGATTGAGCGAGAGGGTCACATGGATGCGGGCAAAGCCGTACACGACCCCGCTTTCCCTGTATATGCTGCGTCGGACATCGGCTTTAGTGATTCTACCGTATTTTGGTTTTGGCAAGAGCGTCCAGACGGTATCGCCATTATTGATTTGCACCATAACAACGGACAGCCGCTACAGCACTATATCGACACACTCAAGGGCAAGCCGTACAAGTACCACACTATTTATCTGCCCCATGACGCGAGGGCTAAGACGCTGCAAACGGGTAAGTCAACCGTTGAGCAGTTTGTCGAGGCGTTTAAACAAGACACCACCCACTCTGATACGAATATCGAGATTGCCCCACACCTCAAGGTGCAAGACGGCATCGAGGCGGTTAGGGTGACGCTACCTTACTGCTATTTCGACCCAGAGAAAACTTACGACGGCATCGAGGCGCTACGCGTCTATAGGCGCAAATATGATGAAATTAATCGAACTTTTCTTGATAAGCCTTTGCATGATTGGGCTTCCGACTTTGCTGATGGATTTAGGTATTTGGCCTTGGCGGCGAAACCAAACCTTAGACAGCCCCCAAAAGCCGCGCACCTCACGCCAGAAGGACAAAAGTTGCTAAATCCCAGTTTGTCAAGCTATCATACACTGGAAGAACTATTCAAAGAAAACGAGCGATCTCACAGCTCTATCGACAACCTGAGAATCTAAAATGAAAGTTGAGCAAATGGACGAAGGGTACAAGGGCAAAAAGCCTAACCCTAACTCGTATGGCTATTGGCAAAAAGAAATAAGCGCCGCGAATAAACGCCTTAGAAATTTTAGAAAGCAGGGCGACAAGATCAACAAAGCCTACGTCGGCAAGCATGGCGGCAACCAAGCCATGCCCGAGAAGGATTTGACGCGTTTAAACCTTTTTCACTCGAATGTCGAGACATTATTGTCGATTATGTACGGTAATTTGCCTCAAGTTGACGTGTCACGCCGATGGGCTGACTCAAACGACGACGTGGCGCGTGTTTGTGCTGAAATGCTCGAAAGATTGCTCAACTTAGACACCGTGGCGAACGCCGAAGACATTGAAACGGTGATGAAAGCCACACTCTATGACCGGCTCACCTCTGGTTTAGGTACCGCCCGAGTGCGCTACAGTGAGAAAGAACTACCAAACGGTCGTATGGTGCAATCAGCGCCGGTCGACTATGTGCATTGGGGCGACATTATTTGGTCGTGGGCGAGAACGTGGTCAGAAGTGACGTTCATTGGCTTCAAAAACTACGTGACTTATGAAGATGCGTGCGAAAGATGGAGTGAGGACGTTGCGAAAGACCTTGAGTACAAGAACCAAACCCCGCAAGCAGAGGATAAAAGCTCGACGGAAGACTCTGACGAAAATTCTAACCACCAAGCCGCCGAAATATACGAAATCTGGTGCAAAAAGACCCGAAAAGTCTACTACGTGTGCCTAGGCTACGACAAAATCATTGAAACTAAGCCCGACCCGCTAGGTTTAAACAACTTCTACCCTATTCCACCGTTTTTAGCGGCGAATGTCACCACGTCACTGTACGTGCCGACCGCAGACTACAAACTGGCGGAAGATTTGTACAACGAGATCGACCTTTTAAGTGCCAGAATCGCCAAAATTACCGAAGCGGTGCGAGTGGCCGGTGTGTATGACAACGGTTCGCCCGAAATAGCGCAAATGCTCAACCAAGGCATAGATAATAAGCTGATTCCCGTCGATAAATGGGCGATGCTCAGTGAAAAAGGCGGATTAGCCGGTGTTATCGATTGGTTTCCGGTCGAAGAGGTGGTGCGCACGCTAGAAATGCTAAGAATCATGCGCCAAGAGGCTATCGGCCTACTTCAACAAGTTACTGGTATGGCCGACCCCATGCGCGGTGAGTTATCAAACCAATATGAAGGCGTTGGCCAAACAAGCATGAAAACCAAGTTTGGCTCGACCCGAGTTCAAGCTCTGCAAGAAGATTTTGCTAAGTTCGTCAGTAACATCATGCAATTAAAGGCGGAAGTGGTCAGTAAATTCTATGAGCCGTCTACGATCATTCAGCAGTCGAACATGGGCAACACGTTCGACGCGGAAAATGTCGATTTAGTCAATAATGCCGTGGCGCTGCTTAAATCTGACGCGCAAAACCCCCGCGTAGTGGTCAGATCAGAGTCAATCGCCATGGTTGACTACGCGCAAATGAAACAAGAGCGCACAGAGTTTTTAAACGCTATAGGCGCGTTCTTAAACTCAGCCTCACCGCTTATGCAAGAAGACCCCGCCGCAACGCCTACAATGCTTAAATTGCTGCAATGGGGCATGTCAGGATTCAAAGGAGCGTCCGAGATTGAGGGCGTATTAGATAAGGCTATCGAAGATGCGGCACAAAAAGCGAAACAATCTCAAGAGCAACCCGAGCAACCCGATCCTGCAATCATCGAAAAACAAATGGAAATGCAGCTCGAAGGTCTACAGCATACAAATGCAATGGAGCTTAAACAGCTTGATATGCAAGCCGACGCTCAGCAGTCTGCGCAAGAGCATCAACAGAAAATGGCGGAACTCATGGCTCAGAGTACGTCTAAACAGGGCGAAATACAGTCTAAGTTCCAAGCTGACCTTGTTATCGAGCAAATTCAGTCTCAAAACAATATCAAGCAAACGCAAGTTACAGGCCAAGTTGAAGTTATGAAGGATGAGGCTTCGGCAGCGTTTGAGATCGAGAAAGAGCAGATAAAAGCCGAGCAAGAAATTAATAAGATTGCCAAAGACACCAACGCTAAAATATCTCAAGAGGTGGTGAAAGGTGAGATTCAAGCTAGGAGCCAACAACAGCAACAACAAGCAAGCGAGAATAACGACGATGGCTAGGCAATCATACGTGCAGTGTCCAGAAACTAACAAGCTAATACCTAGAGAAGAGTACGCCGCATATAAATATGGTAAATCTACGGCAGCGGTTCACACGTTCACCGAGCGCGTCAGCCCTATTGACGGCACTGTCATACGCGATGCTAGGCAGCTTGCCGCGCACAACGCTCGACACGGCGTTACCGATTCTAGGGATTACAGCCAAGCGCATTTTGACCGCAAAGCCTATGAACGCAAGCAAACGTTAAACGGTAAATCAAAACAAGAAAAAGCAAACCGTGTAAACGAAATAAAAAGAAATATCCATCGCGCAGAGCATGGCTACCGATAAACCCACCCCAACCCAAGGACAAAACTAATGAGCATTAGAGAAGCTTTAGAAAACGCTATCGACAACGATAATGAAGAGGTTATCGAAGGCGAAGCTACTGAGGTTGTCGAGAATGACGAGTTCACAGAAGAAACCGCCGAGATCGACACAGAAGAAACCGCCGAAAACGTTGAAACACCCCCAGAAGGTGAGCAAGCCGAGGCAGGTGTAGAAACCGATCAAGAAACTGACGAAAAAGAACAGCACGTCAGCAACTTAAAAGCCCCTGACCACTGGCCCCCAGAAATGCGTATGAATTGGTCACGCATCCCTAAGAAAATGCAACCAGACGTGTTGGCCT